GGTCAGACTATTCCTTCTGGTACTCCTTCACTGGTTTATACAGAGGGCACATTCACCATTCCGCTTGGTGGATATGTTTCTAGTGCGGACATTATTAAACCCGGTGCTGGCGTTAAAATTGCTTACGATGGGAATAACAAGGGTAAACCTACATACTGTTCTGCTAATGCAGTTGGTATGATTGGATATACTGAACGGTACGATTCTGCTGACGGTGATTTAACAATCCGGGTAGAATAATTTTTAGGAGGAATTTAATAAAATGGATGAAAAATTAAAGGATGCTGTCGCTTCCGTAATAAAGGACTCAGGGAAGAGAGACGCACTTGCTCAGATGATTGTGGAGTATGCTAATCCCGGTCATATTGGGGTTGATTTTATTGGTATGTTCTTGAATACCAGAGCACTTCAACCCGGAGACCAGCTTGTTAAGAAAATGAGAAAGGGTATTAAAGTTCGCACGCTTGTTCCCGGTGCTATTCATCTGAAAGATGAAATCACTGTGTCAGAACGTATGAACTATGTTCTAGACGGTGCTGTTGTTAGCGTTGGTGCTAATGCTTGGGAATTAGATTCAGGTGAACTTGGTACTGTTGGTTCAATTCGTAACGAGATGCTCTCCAAACTTCGTGACTTTTACTTCGGTAAAGTCTTCACAGCTCTTTCAACCCTGTGGACTGCTGGTAATAACGCTACTAACTTTACGGACATTGGTGGTGATATTACCGCTCTAGCTCTGAAAAATGCCATTGATTATATCAATGAAACTACAGGTGGAGTTCGTGCTGTTATTGGTACTCGTGCTGCCTTGACACCTATTACTACCTTTGGTGCTTCTTGGTCTGATGGTACTGATAATATTGAAGTTCCTGACAATATTCGTGAAATAATGCAAACCGGTTGGTTAGGACGCTATTATGGTGCTCCTATTATAGCTGTTGAGCAGGTCTACGATAATCTTGATGATTATAACACTATGATTCCTACCGATAAGGTTGTTGTTATTGGTAAGAATGTTGGTGAGTTTATTACTTACGGTGACATTAAATATCAAGAATGGACTGACCCACGACCCATACCTCCGTACTGGACTCTGTCTTTATATCAGCAATTTGGTATGATTATAGACAAGGCCGAAGGTATCTTTGTTCTAGAAGTTGTGTAATTAGGCATTAGAAATAATAAGGGGTAAACTGTATAGCATCCTTATTATATTTTAAAATAAAGGTTTGAAGAAAGGATTATAAAATGACAGAGAATAGGTTAGAAACGTTTTCCAATATGCAAACTGGAAAGCCATATAAAAGCTATAAGAAAACAATTTTAGCGAAAATCTACGTACAACTTCTAGACCCATTTTCGGAGACTCCGGTGGGTCTAATTTTGGAAACCAATCCGAAATTTCCAGGAAGAGATATTGTTGATGTTTGGTCTGAAAAAGAGGATGTTTTTTTCAAAAGAGCAAATAAACGTCAATTTGACCAAGGAAATATTATACCACATACTCGTCCTGAAATAGTAAATGAGGAGCCTAAAATTGAATCTTATTCTGATGAAAAACTTACCGAAATTGTAAACTCTAAGTTTTTAACCTTACAAAGTATTCTTAATAAGGTAGAAACAGAAGCAGTTCTTTTTCGTATGATAACAATTGCTAAAGAACAAGAAAAATCTGTAAAGATTGTAGGAGCAATTGAAGCAAGACTTTCTGAAATAAATAAACTTCCAGTAAGTTAATTGGAGTAAATATGGAACCAAAACCTAAAATAAAAGAAGAAGAAGAAGTAATAGAGGAAAAGAAAGAAGAACCAAAAGAAGTAAAACATTATGTTCTTGAAGTTCAAGACTCTATTATGGGACAAAAAACAATTATAGGAGAATAATAATATGGGAAAAGTAGCCCCAGATTCAATGATTGATGCCGCATTTGCTTATGTACAAGCGTGCGATAAAGAGTTTGTTTGTTCAGCAGAACCTACTGACTATAGTAATGCCGCAACTGTTGTGGATTTAGCAACAACCGCAATGACACCCACTACAGATTTTCCAGTAGCTAATGGTACAAGTGGTCGTAAATGTACCCCAGCCGCAAAGTCTGGTGTAACTATTGATCATGGTGGAACAGCAACACATATAGCCCTTGGTTTAACTGCTGGTTCAACCCTGAGATATGTTACAACTTGTACCTCACAGGTTCTAACTGGTGGTGGTACGGTTGATATTCCCGCTTGGATAATTCAAATAAACGACCCTACCTAAAAGGAGGCAATTATGCCTAGTAGATACCAGTGTGCAGGTCGTTCAACAGCTACTGCCTCCACCGCAGACTACGTTATAGCTAACTTCTGGAATCCACATGCAAGTAAACCATTGTGTGTAAGAGAGATTTGGTATGCAAAAACCATATCGACAGCAGATTATATACAGGTTGCTCGTTCAACCACTGCTGGAACAACCCCAGGGAGTACTGTAACTCCAAATATATACAATGATAGAGATAGACAACTTGCTCCAGGAACAGGTGTGCTGTTGTATATGGGAACATACGCATCTACTCAGCCTGTCTTACAAACTCCTGCTCTAGCCAGATATGCTTTACCTGCCGCTATTGGATCAGGTATAGTATTGGTATTCGATCCTCCTATTAGAGTTGCTGCTGGTGAGGGATTAGCAGTTGCAACATCCGTAGCCACAATAGGACAACCAGCAGATGTAACTTTTGTCTGGGAGGAGTAATTATGACACAAAGATACTCAGTAAGCGGAAGAAATGCCGCTACGGGTGCTTCAGTTGACCAAGCAGGAGCAGTATTGTGGAACGCCTCTGCAATAAAAGTAATTTATTGTAGAGAGATAAGTGGGTTTACCTCATCTGCTGTAGCATGGGCATTACAACTTATTAGGACCTCTACAAGAGGAACTCCAGGAAGCACAGTAACTCCGGATATTGACAATGATAGAGACCGTTTGTTAGCTCCTCAATCCACTTGTGTTTTAGACCTTGGATTATTTTCATCTGCTCCTACAGTACAAGGACCTGCTATGGCAAGAACACACCTAGGTGCAGTTATTGGAAGTGCATTTGGTTGGATATTTGATCCTCCTATTGCTATTCCAGCAGGAACCGGATTGGCTATTGCAAATGTTCCAGCAACTGCTAGTCCCACTGTAGATTGGACTTTTGTCTGGGAGGAATAACCCTTGCCTAGTTATAGAACCGGATCTTCTCTTTATGCGGTTCAACTATTTCATCAAACCACCAAAAGTAGTTCTTCTGGTGGTATTGCCAATACCTCCGGTATGGCAACCGGAATGGAAGATAAAAGACTACTAGATACACATGCAAAATTTTATAAGGGACTATCTCAATCTAACACAGATGCTTATTTTGTAGCAAATCTTCCACCCCCTACAGTAGAAGTTCAAGACTCAACGCAAGACCAGTCTGCTGAAAATGTAGTTCTTATACAACATAATATCCTTGTAGTACAGGATGCTACCCAACTACAGTCAGTAGATACTGTCGGATACCTTGTTCAGAATCTTGCAGTACAGGACGCTACACAGGATCATACAGTTGAAAATATAGGATACCTAGTTCAGAATCTAGCTGTAGATGCTGCTACTCACGACCATACCGCAGAAAATGTTGGGTATCTAACTCAGAATTTAGCAGTTCAAGACTCAACGCAAGACCAATCTGCTGAAAATGTAGTCGTTACTGCTCATGAACCAGTAACAGTACTTGAAGTTCAAGATGCTACTCAGAATCATTCTGTAGAAAATGTTGTTCTAGTACAGCATAATATCTTAGTAGTTCAAGACGCAACACAAGACCAATCTGCTGAAAATTGTACCTTAATACAGCATAATATACTGGTAGTAGATAATGCCACACAACTACAAACAGCAGAGAATGTCATTGTTACCGCTCACGGAGTTCTTCTAGTAGTAGATAACGCTACACAAGACCATACTGTTGAAAACGTAGGGTACTTCACTCAGAATCTAGCTGTTCAGGACGCTACCCAAGCACAGTCAGCAGATACAGTAGGAATATTTACACAAAATCTAGTTGTTCAAGATGCTACCCAAACTCAGACATCAGAGACTGTAGACTTAGTTCAACATAATATTTTAGCAGTACAAGATTCAACTCAACTACAAACTTCTGAAAACACTGTGTTAGTACAGCACAACCTACTTGTAGTAAGTGACGCAACTCAGTTACAAACATCCGAAAATGTTGTACTAATTCAACATAATATACTAGCTGTAGACAATGCCACTCAAGACCATACTGCGGAGAACTGTGTTGTAATTGCTCATGCTCCAGGAGCAGTGGTAGCGGAAATACAAGACGCTACTCAGAGTCACTCAGCAGAAAATGTAGTTCTTGTACAGCACAATATATTAGTAGTAGACAATGCTACTCAGGCCCATACTGTTGAAAGTGTAGGGCTAACTCAACATAATATTCTTTCTGTAGATAATGCAACTCAATTACAATCTGTAGAGAATGTATTATTAGAAATATCAGTTGCTATACAGAACGCTACACAAGACCAAAGTGCAGAAAATGTAGTTCTAGTTCAACATCATATTCTGAAAGTTCAGAACTGTTATCAGGATATGATCAGTGAGACAGTAGGACTTGTACAGCATAACATACTTGTAGTACAGGATGCCACACAACTTCACTCCGCAGAAGAGATAATCTTCTATATATTACCTGCAATATTGGAAGTACAAGATGCAATACATTATCAAACTTCCGAGATTCTTGACCTTGTACAACATAATATACTTCAGGTGGATGATGCAATTCAAATACATATTTCTGATACAATAGATATGACCCCACTATTTGTTTTGTTATTCGCACTAAATTACGCCAGAGGTTACTTCAACGATTTGAGTATAGATAGAAATCAAGAGGTAGGTAAAGATTTGAAAATAACAAAGGCCATAACAAAGACTTTTAGGAGAAGGTAAATGGAAGAGATTACTAAATTACGTTTAGGTGATGTTGGAACGGTATTCAGGATAAGGGTTGTAGAGGATGATCTTCCAGTAGACCTACAATCCTGTACTGTAAAACAAATCTTACTTAAGAAACCAGATGGAACTTATCTGACCAAGACAGCAAGTTTTTATACTAATGGGCTGGATGGATATATACAGTATACATCTATTGATGGAGATATAGACCAGACTGGTATATGGAAGATACAGGGATATGTGGAATTTACTAACCAAGGTTGGCATACTACCATAGATTCTTTCTTGGTACAGACCAATATATCCGAGGATTAATGATAAGTAATGGAGACACTAATTTTCATCATAAATTATTTCAAGCCATCCGCAACTCACTTTTTGTTTTCTGGGCTTGTGGGACTTATAGCCTTTTGCTTGACTCAGACCATTTTATTCGGTGCTTACCGAATATTTCGTGGCAATGTGCGATTGACTCTGGGATTAAGCCTTTTCACGGCTGGATTGGGTTTGGTCTTGGCATTTATTTCGGCCTTCTTTGCACATGTTTTGCTGGACGGCTTTTTGGACTGGTGGGTAACACCACTGGGCCTACCAATGATAATCATAAGGTAACTAATGGCATCTAAAACATTTACCTACGCTGGCGTAAACCACAACTGGACAACCGCTGGTAACTGGAACTTGGGAACTCTTCCAATAGACAACGATTCTGTCACCATCCCAATTAATGAGACCTGCACCTTTGATGCAGATATGTCCAATGCTGGAACATGGCCCAATGGTATTGCAGGAATAACGGTTACTGGTACACTAAATTGTACTAATACTCCTGGGTCATATTATCTCAAAATCAAAGCCGCAACTACCCTTGCTGGTGCAGGGACAGTAAATTGGGGTTCAACCGTTTTTACTGCAAAGCATACACTAACGGGGGGAACAGCTTGGTATGTACAAGGTAGTGGTGGTTTAACTTTCTCATGTGTAGGTACAGAACCATCTATAAAAACAGTAAGACTTACAGGTGCAGAAATTATTGGTGCAACTCGCCTAGAGATTGATACCAACATTACTGGCGATATATGGGCAATTGGGGATACAATTAGGATTAATAATGTCAATAAAGGGTATGATTCTGAAAGCAGGGTTATACAAGATATACAATCTACCTATATTGACATTAGTGTGGGGCTAACTGCTGCAAAGATAATTGGGACTACCATTTGCCTAATGACACGCAATACTAAAATTATAGGTGTTGGTACTGCAACAGTTACACTATATAATTTTTCTTCTGTTGCGGGAGTGGGCAAATTATCCATTTCTGGCGGTGAATTTAATACCACATATATCATATTCCAGAGTAATCCATGTATGTCTATATCTGGTGGGACATTTACTGCTACAAATTATATGATTAATAGTGCCGCCTATATTACAATATCTGGAGGAGTGTTCTGCGGAATTGGTACAGGAATTGTAAACTCTTCTATTGGAGCTATAATTAGTGGGGGTGAGTTTCACGGGTCTAATCTTGGAATATATAATTGTGCGGGAACGCTTGTTATAGGAGGAATATTCTCTGGTATGTCAAATATAGGGGTAAACTCTGAAATAAAAATTCTTGGTGGTACATTTCTAGGTTCTACAAAAGGATTTTATCAATGCACACTTTTCTTAACCGGAGCAACATTTACTAATAATACCAATGATATTATGAGGTGTATTAGTGGAAAGATGTACAATCAAGTTCTCACATCTTCTCCAGATGTTTGGTCTGAATATCCTACTAGTCAAACAAATTATCTTGAATCTATAAATCACGGTAACTCCCCCGGAGCGTTTAGGGCATGGACAAAGGGAGGAAATACAACTGACGTTGCCTCTCCTGTACCTTCCGGTTTTGTTAGAGCATATCAAATAACCTTAGCTTATGAGTCGTTTATTGGGTTCTGGCAAAAGCAAGTTCTAGTACCTGCTGGTAAGGCTGTCCAATTCACTTTCTATATCCGCAAAGATGTATCAATGGCATACAAACCTCGTGTATGGGTTTTCCTCGAATCAATGGAACCATTCATATCCGGAACGCCACTAAAAGAATTCATCTACCCAGATGATACTAATGATACTTGGGCAACAGATACCTTTACATATACTAATACCAACAACTATGACAAAATGTTGATTGTACGGTTCCTAGGTAAGAACGATAGTGGTAATGTGTATACACAATTAGCAGTAAATCCTATAAGTGGACAGGGTGCTATGCGATCTGCTTTTGGATAGGAGAAGATTATGAGACAACTAGAAACGAGTAACTTATCGAATCAAAATCTCTCAGCTTATTTGCTGGTTCATACTTATACAGCAGACGCAGATAGAGCTATCTTTGCTCGCATCCACATTGACCAGATTGCTGGTGGTGGGGATTACAGTATCTATGTTACCATTCAAGCTGGCGGTGTGGGTAGTGTTTATATGGAAGGACCAATTACAACCTTCGTTGTCCCTGTAGGGCAAACCTCCATTGGCTTTGTTAGTATATTGTTACCTGTAAATACCTCCGATATTGTAAGATTTTATGTCAAGGGATTATCAGTAGATATTACTACTCCAGACATTGTGAGTAGAATATTTGAACTTACCTACTTACGTCCTACTGTATCTGGTAGAACTCTTGATGTTACAGATACGGGGGAAGCTGGAATTGACTGGGCTAATATTCATGAACCAGGAACAGAGGTTGTTCTATCTGGAACATCCATAAAGGATGTAGAAGATACTCCAACAGTAGGTGAAATTGACACACAACTTTCTGGTACACATGGTTCTGGAAGTTGGGGAGTTGGTAATGGTGGAGACAAACAATTAGTATATACTCTTACAGATAGTGGAATCGGAGAACCAGTTTTTGGAGCGGTAATAGAACTTTATGCTACTGCTGGAATGATAGGTATTATAGACAGTCAAGTAACAAACATTCTAGGTCAAGTAACCTTTACTGGTTTAGTAGCAGGAACATACTATCTAAAATGTATAAAATCAGGATTTGTAACAACTACTGATACGGAGGTAGTGGCATGAGTGATGGAAGCGGAACAATTACCCCAATTACCCCATCTACGTCTGGTGCTGTAGCTACATCAATTGACTATTTAATTCCAACATTGAGAATTGAGATTGGTGATATAGATAGTTCAACATATAGATACTTAGATGAATGGTTAATGATTGCTCTAATAGCGGCTACTAGAGGACTTGAAAGATATTGGGATAGTAAATATATTATAACTGATGGTGGTGCAATAAGTAGAAATATCGACTATGAGTACTTTACCTTTGAAGAAGAAGATAGTATAATCCAAAGAATGGATGAACGAATTATAATTGTAAAAGCAGCACTTATTATATTAAATGGAAGTCTTGAAAATTCTGCTTGGAATTTAGGAAGTTGGAGAGACGCTGAAATATCTTATTCAAATATTGCTTCTGGAAGTTTGAGGGGCGATACCATAAGAAGACTTCAACATGAATTAGATGATTTAATCAAAGCACCAATGAAGAGATTAACAATATCTAGTAGAATGTCAATATTAGAAACTGATAAGTAGAAAGGATTATGGATGATAAATGTATTATGGATTTCGGACTTAGTAGTTCCTACGGGTTGGTCTAGAGTAGCACACGGAATTATTAAACATCTACCAAAAGAAGAATTTAGTATAACAGGTTTGGGAATAAATTACTTTGGAGACCCACACCCATATGATTTTCCGATTTATCCCGCAGCAGTAGGTCAATTAGGAGACATTTATGGATTTAGTCGCTTAGAAGGAATTCTAAAGTCTAAAAAATTTGACCTAATCTATATTCTAAACGATATCTGGGTAATAAAGGAGTACTTAAAGAGATTAGAATCGTTTAAAGAATATAGACCTAAGATAGTTGTATATTTTCCTGTAGATGCTAGAGACCATGACCCTGAATGGTACACCAATATTCCACTAGTTGATAAGGCAGTAGTTTATACTAAATTTGGAAAAGAAGTTGCAGAAAAAGCACTACCTGATTACTCTTTTGATATAATTCCTCATGGAATAGACCAAGAAATGTTCTTTCCTGTAGATAGAACATTAGCTAGAAAATCTATTTTTAAAAACGCAGAATTGGAAACAGCATATATTATTTTAAACGCCAATAGAAATCAACCACGTAAAAGATTAGAGCTAACTCTGGAAGGTTTTAAATTATTTGCAGAAAATAAACCAAGTAACGTTTTAATTTATATGCACTGTGGGGTAATGGATTCTGATTTAAAAATAACTAATTTAGCAACCAGACTTGGTATAAGTAAAAGACTTATTGTAACTAGTTTTAAAACTGGAGTTCAAAGTGTAACAGTAGAGAAATTAAATCTTATTTACAATGCTTCCAATATAGGAATAAATACTTCTCTTGGAGAAGGTTGGGGTCTTTGTAATATGGAACATGCAATAACTGGTGCTCCGCAGATAGTTCCAGATTCTAGTGCTTGTGGTGAAGTTTTTAAAGATTGTGGACTATTAATTCCTAATGGCGACCCCTTTATTCAAACTAAAGTTATGACCACAGGAATCTTAGTTCATCCAACAGATGTAGCGGAACAAATGGAAAAACTATACACTGATGGGGCACTATATAAGAAACTTTCTAAAGCAGCACTAAAAAAGTTTTCTTCGCCAGAATATAGTTGGAAAAATATTGCTGGAAAGTGGGCAGAGGAATTTAAAAACGTATTATGATAATATCATTTCCCGAAAATACTGAAGATGTAATCAATGCAATTAGAACTGCTATTGGAAGAGATGTTATTTTCTATGTAGTAGCATCTGCCACTGCTTGTACTTTATGTGATTTAGACCCAGTAACTAATACTTCTACAGATTCTTTTTGTCTAGAATGTAACGGAGATTATTGGATTCCAGTGTTTTCTGGAGTAACCATTTTAGGTCATATTTCTTGGGGTAAAAGTGACCAGATGAGGTGGGAAACAGGGGGAATGTGGTACGAAGGTTCTTGTGGAGTACAAATCGAATATACTCCTGAAAATCTTGCAACAGTAAACAGTGCTATTTATGTAACAGTAGATGAGAAAGAAATGGAAATTCGCAAAAAGATGATGCGTGGAGTACAAAATATAAACAGGATTCTTTTAGACCTGATAGAAAAAGAACCATAAAGGAGTGTGGAGTATGACGAAGGTAATTCAAGAAGTGGATTTGTTTGATTTAATAGGATATTGTTCTAAGAAAAATAAAAAGTTACAGGCAGTTTTATTACAGAAATTAGAAGAATACTTTGCAAAAGATAGTCAGGAATATATAGAACTTCGCAAGTGTGTGCTAGATGAAACTAGCGGTGCTTTCAGAGCAATTATTAGAGAAATATTCGGTGATGTAGAATACTTGGTTTAACATGTTTATTGATATTAAGACTTCTTTACAGCAAGACCTAAGTAGAATTCCCTCCTATATACGCCAAGCACAGTATTTAGATAGGGAGTATGCTAGACTTTCTGCAAAATATGATAGACTTTCTGATGAAGTAGAGAAGGTAGAAAAAGAACCAGAAAAAGTTTCTTCTGGAGATGCTTTAGAAAAAACTATTTTGGAAGCACCTAATATATTAATGCAAGAAATAAGACTTGCTGCAAAGATAAATACAGAGTTTAATAAGCCTTTCTTTATAGATAGATTAAAAAAAGCAGTATATACAGAAGGAACCTTTACTATTTTTCAGTTTAAAAATGGAAACTTAAAAGTAAAAATTAATTTAAATGATACTGCTGGTAGTCTTTCAGATTATGGTAGTGGAATAAAGAAAGTAAGAGAGGAATTAGGTACACACTCTGGTGCAGATATTGCTAGTAAGTTTTGGTCTGAAAAATATTATGGTGCAGCTAGAGAAGGTAAACCAGCAAAGGTTTGGAGAGGAAAAGGAGCAAATAGAAAACAAGAAGATAAGTCTGCACAATTTGCTTGGAAATATTGGGACACTATGAGAAGAAGAATGGATGCAGCAGGTAAAATCGCTCCTTTCTGGCAAATATTAGATAAAGGAACTATTCCAATTCCTAATGCTAAACGTAAAGGTGGGTCAGGAACAGTATATCCAACCAATGACGCTACAGATTTTACTGGTAAAGCACAACGTAAAATAAAAGAATTTTTTGAGGGCCAAGCTATACAAACTATAGCAAACAAAGGTTTTGATGTTGTTGAGGCTAAAAAAACATTAGCCGAATTTAAAAAAGCTTTAACATTTATAGATAAACAACTTGCAAAACTAAATGAACTGGCTTTAGACCCCGGTGCAGAATTAGCTGTAAGAATCGGTGAAGATAATATGAAAAAAGCTGATAGTGTTAAAGTACATAACCTTGAAGAAGCTCTTAAAAATAAAAAACCAATTCTAGGAAGAATTAGATTGGGTGCTGGAATAAGAGTAAGAACCAAAGAAATGCAAGAAGCATTTGGTTACGGTAGATAAAGTAGAGGTGTGATATTTACGCAGAGAGAAAGGAAGACCTAAGTATTTATTATTGGTTAGTAGATAAATTTTCAGCCTACCCATTTGTAACCATTGTGGATGGATTCCCTGTTGAAGATTTAGTCATACCATCCATTTCTATAGAACAAGATGAATTAGAATATTATCCTTTACAACTTGGAGATAGAAAAGGTGGTTCAATTCGTACTTGGTATATAGATATTTTTGCTAAGAATAAATCGCAAAGAGACGAATTTGCGTATAAAGTTTATAATGACCTAAAGGACGGAATTACGGTTTATGATTATGATGAAGGATTTGTTACTCCATCTGCAATAGGTCATTTGGATATTGAATATAGAAAAATACAAATTGTTAGAATAGACCCAGAATTAATTACCCCGCTTTATTATAGAGCGACAGTAACTATTCTAGCAGAAAATGTAATTTTGGAGGATTAATTAGGATGGCAAAGAGATTAGCGATACCTTCAAAGGAACTACAGTTGCACATTATTGGGCCGCTGGAATCCTTTAAGGCTACTAGAGTACAAAAGACTAGTTTTGGACAGGATATCCCTTCCACTACAGTTGATGAGTTGGGCAACTCTGCCCACACCGGAGAGAGTAAAGACACACCTAACGTTACTCTGACCTTCTCCGCCTTTGATGTTGGTGTAAAAATATTTTCCGCCCTTACTGGTACAAATGCTGCCGCATATCCGGGAGCAGGTGTAGGTATTTCAGAATTGGGTGAAGTTGATGCTGCATTCTATGTGAAAGACGAAACATTAGCAGTTTATGCAAAATGTGGACACGGTAGACGGTTACAGGTTAGAGACTTCTCTTATTCTTATACCGTTGATGGTGAATCTACCGAAGACTATACTCTTATTGGCTCTGAAAAAAGATGGCTTAAATATGATGTAGTTGTGGATAAATTCTCTACCGGTACTGTCACATGGACACTTACTCATGACCCTATTCAATTAAGAAATGGTAGATATGGTCTTTCAGTAATAGTTGATGGTCATTATTTGACGGAAACTACTGCTGTTCCTGCTGCAGGTGAATATAGACTTAATGGTGCTGGAAATAAAACATTAACTATTAATGCTGCAGATACTAGATTAGAACAAGTAATAGCAGTTTATCATGCTGATGCTGACCATGTTTGGGCAGATGCTGCTGATGGAACTATGCCAGTTGCTATTAAGGGTAAAGATGTTCCCGTTAGCATTTTGGCGAATGATATTTCTAGAGTGCAATCTATTACTATTAATGGTAACATGCAAGTTCAACCCGTGAAAGAAATGGGTAATAGAGAGGTTGTTGGGTATCAACGACAGATTCCTACTGTAGAAGGTTCAATCACTGTATTGGATACTGATACTGAACTTATTGCACTTTTAACCTATGGTACTATAACCAGTGGTGTTGAATGGCAACCCGGTTTGGGTTGTGAAGCAACCCCAGTTGCTTTGAAAGTTGAATTGTTAGACCCATGTGATGTTGATGCTCCTTATACTGTTATTAAAACAGTTAACATCCCATCAATTACTATTGTTGGTGATTCTTATACAGCAAATGTAAATAACAATGCCTCACAGGTATTTAACTGGAAATCTACTGATGGTATACTTACGGTATATTCTGGTGCAATGTAATATAATATAACGTTTCAAACAATTTAAACCGAAGGAAGATTAAAGGAGTTACACATGCTGCGGGGTCAGAGGTGTAACTCCATTTCTTTTAACTAATAAGAAAGGATAGTGGATTATGGCAGTGGAAAAGAATGATGTAAATATTTCCCAATTGTTTTCTTGGTCGAAAGAATCAGCTATAGCAGACAGTCATGGAAATATATTAACAAAAATTTGGATTAGGCTTGTTGGTGATGCAGACTTGAATAGAGCAAGGGTTTTTGCCTTGCGTAAAAGTGCTGAACTTCGTGCTAAACTAAAAGATAAGAATAGTGATGAAAGTATGGCATTTATTCAAGACTTAGATATAGTTGATAAAAGTAAGATTGTAGATATTGTTGTTGGATTGAGTTTGCGTGATTTTAGTAGGGAAGCATATAGAGAGGTTGATATACCAATTCCTGTGGAACCAGATTCTGATGCTTCATTAGAGAAGCAAGAAAAATTCCAAAAGGAAATAGATGCATATCCTAAGAAACGGGAAGATGCTATTCGTAAGTATTTGAAGAAAAAAGTTGATAAACTTACAGAAGAATATAATAATTTATCTAATGAAGAATTGCAAAAGAAATATGAATCTTTAATGATAAATGAATTGTGTGAGCAAGAGTCTTTTAAGAAGTTTAAAGAAATGAGCGTATATTTCAGTATCTATAAGGATAAAAACTTTAAGACTAGATTATTTAAAGACTTTGATGAGTTTGACAATCTTGCTCCAGAAATTAAGAACAAAATAATTAATGAATATACTTCTCTAGAGTTGGATACAGACACCCTAAAAAAATAGCTGGAAGCAATGCGATTGCTTCCTTGTGGTCCGTAGCAAAAGCATTGCAAATTCCACTAGATTCAAAAGTAAAACTTCTTACAGATTTACCTTTTACTATAAGTTTTGTTATTCGTAAGAGGCAACAGATTGATAATTTAAATGAATTGCCAAAAGAAAAACGACCACCGGAACGCATAATTTGGGAAGGTACATCCAAAGATTTAGATAGTTGGTTAGACAAAGTTATGGAAAAAAATTCTAAGGAAGATACTGAAATTATAATCAGAGATATAGACGTAGAGGGCTAGATGGCAATTACTAATATACAACTGAATGCATACATACAAACCTTGGCAAAAGTAGATACTGCCATTAAGACTACAATATCAAGTCTTAGGGCACTTGAGACATACTCAGACAGAATTGGTGGAACAATGGGAACTGCACTTCTTCCCCTTGAAAACCAAATTACTGCTATGGGTCAAAGACTAAGAGCCTTGTATTCTATGAAGGAGCAATTACTTTCTGGTTATTCTTCTGGTCAAGGTAGTATGCCATTTAGAACTGTTGGTGCTGGGTTTACTGCAACCCCTCCAGGAGTAACTCCACCAATTGGTACTGGACAAAGAACATATGAAATAACACCATATACTAATCCTACTGCTAATGATACACAAAAAAGAATATTAAGTGAGTATATTGCTGCATATAGAGATCATATTGCTAGAATAGAAAGTTTGGATGGGCCTTTAGAAAGACAAAGAACCTCCATTGAACAACAAATACGAAGTGCCTCCTCAGCTGCACCCGCTCAAACATTTAATTTAGGTGGATTAAACGCTTTATTTGGCAAAGAAGATAGGGCTATAGAAGAAAGTTGGAAAAAAGGAGTACAGTGGTTTGCACAAAATCAGGAATGGACTACTAATAAAAGATATGCAAGGTCTAGAGAATATGCTGCTCAAGCAGGATTTACTGGTCTACCAACTGTAACTCAAATAGGAACTTCAGGAGTACAGCAATTAGATTGGAAACGAGTAGATGAACTAACCAAAATGACCGAAAAGATGAGACTTTTCAATACTCCTTCTGGTGGTAATATAGAATCTACTTCTAGACAATTTCAGACTTTAACTTCTGCTATTGGTAGAGATATTAGAGAATTAACTAAGTGGTCTATTGCTATTGCTGTAATTTATGGTCCACTAAATGCTTTAAAATCTTTAATGGCAGATATGGTAGAAAATGAAACCAGACTAGCCAATGCTATGATAGCAGTAACTGGTTCTACACTTCGTATGGGAGAAATTTTTAATATTGCCAAACAAGCTGCTGATGAATTGGGTACTGGTGTAAGTGATACCATTAACAGTTTTACTATGGCTTATAGAGCTACTGGAAATTTAGGAAGTTCTTTCGAAAGAATAACAATTGGAACACAACTTCTTAAAGATTCTTTAATTCTTGCTAAATTATCTGGAATGGAAGAAGCGGTAGCCATTGATACATTGGCTGCTTCTTTGAGACAAACCAACACTCCACTGGACGAAGGTGCATCTTTACTAGACAAGTGGATAAAAACTACACAAAACGCTAATGTAGACCTAGCAACCTTAGCCACTGGTTTTGCTGTTCTTGGAGATGCTGCTGAAACTGCTGGAATGAGTATTGATGAATTAAATGGTTTAATAGCAGCTATTGCAGAAACAGGTATTGCTAGTGGTAAAGAAGTTGCTAATACTGCTAAAGCGATTGTTTCTGGTTTATATGGAGAAAAATCAACTGCACAAATA